TTCTCCAGAAGTTCTCCTGCTCCTTGGGTAATTGCAATCAGTTTAACATTACTCATGCGTCCTTGTTGTAGGGATAAAAAGAGACCCTAGTATTATACACCAGGGTCGTCAGGAAGTCAAGTTATTTTTTATTTGGATTGATAGAAGCACCTGTGCCAGTGACACCAAGTTGCTGTCTATATCTCTGAGTGTTTGCCATTGCTGTTTGCCTTTCTTTTGCAAGAGCAGCAGCATCTCTTTGTCTCTGACCACCAATACCAGTAGCTCTAGAGAGTCTTGCTAGAAGACTTTGGTTTCCTCTTTGTGCCATGCTAGCTCTAGCAAGGTATACAGGCTTACCATTTCTGTAAGCAAGATCACCAACTCTACCACCAGGAAGAATTTGTGTGCTAGGAAGTTTAGCTGTTTTTCCCTGTGTAGTAATTGTATTTGCTTTGGCATCAACCTTTAGTGGACCACCCAAACCAGTAATAGCAGAGCCTTGTCTGCCACCATAAACTCTCTTTGGTTGTGGCACTTTAGCTTGAGCTGCTCTCATTCTTTCTCTTGCAGCTTTTGCCTTAACATCAAGAGTAGTTCCAACTTTCTTTTGACCAGCAACAGAACCATAAGGAACCAGTTCTCTTTGACCACCTCTAACTGCTACACCATATCTTTCAGGTTTACCAACAGGCTTTGGAGAACCAGCCTGGAATTTCCACTTCCTAACGTCTAGTGGATTGTTAGGATCATACAATTGATCATCTGTTTTTGTTGGTTTAGTTCTTTGAACATAAATTGCGTTCCTAGGATTGTTAGGATCGGCTTCATAATTTGGGTTACCATAATTTGCAGGTAATGAAACTTGAGTTGTTTTATCAGCCTGATAAGTTTGACGTTGTGGTGTAGATCCTTGCATGTTTGCTAGAGATGCTACTGGTGCTGCATAAGTTAGTGCAAGATCCTTTGCAGTTCTAGCTACTGCTTGTTGCGTAGGATCTTTAATCTTACTGATTGCAAGTTCAGTACCGACATCAGCAGCAGTTGCAGCACCAAATCTACCAGCACCTCTAGCAAAACTTGCTGCTCTATTTGGTGTAGGTGCTGCTGGTTTTGGTGCGGCTGGTTTTGGTTTTGGTTTTGGTGGTTCTGGTTGAGGAGCTGCTTGTCTAGGTGGTGCTTGTGTTGATTGCCCAGCAGCTGCCCAGTCAGGTGCCTTTCCAGTCTTCTGGAAAGTCTTCATGAATTCTTTAGCAGCTTTATCTCTTGCTTCATCATTATGAAACTTTCCACCAGGCTTAGTGGCTTGTGGATTGTTCTTAAGCCACTGTGACCAGGCATTTTGTGCTGGCTCAACAGCTTCACATAAAAAGGTACTATAAGATTTCATTTATCGGCATCGTTTTCTTTATTTATCTACCACGCTTTTTAGGTTGCTCTGGTTTGGTAGCACCATAAAGTTTTGGATTAACTGTGCCACTTGTCCAAACCATAGACTTTAGAACACCTTGTCCAAACTTATCGTAGTAGGCATCAAAGATTTTAACTTTTGCACTGCATTGAACAATGTCATGAAGAATGTTTCCATTAACTTCATAGGTTACCAAGTAAGAATCAAGGGGAAGTTGTTTTGATTCTGCCATGAACTTATCACATTTTTCATGGAGGATTTTAACACCCCACCCTTTGATCTTTTCTTTCTCCTGTTTTGACCAAACAGTATCGACGCTACGATCGATTTCCCCACTCGATTGTAGGGAAGGCTTCTTTGACGACATTGTGGGTGATTCTGTATTTTTTGCCAAGATTCTTGTCCTTTACTAAACATACAATTTCTGCTTCATCCTGATGCAGAGCTTCAATCATTTGAATGAACAGAACCTCTTTTTTAGTTTGGCTCATTTCATTATCACCACCCTTGATAAAGTGGTAAAACTTTCTATACTCTTGTAAAATTCTAGTATGTTCTGTGCCAGCAGGTGCATCATTAGGTGTGTATGGAACTTCGCCTTTTGGTAAACAACTTTCTAGCGATTCGTCGAAGTTCCAAATTAACAGCGCCTTCAATGCTGGAGTTTCATTTTGCTGCAGGATCGAAGTCTTTTCTTTTTTAGTTTTTGCGTTTGATACTTTTTGTAGAATTTCCGAAATCAACGGATTATTAGGTAAAGTCATTTCAACTCCTTAAATTAGTTACTCATCTTCTTCATCATCATAGTCTTCCATTGCATCAAATCTAAATGCAATTACTTCGTCAGGAATGAGGGTTCCATTTTCGTCAAACATTTCAGGATGGATTCGCTTTTTCTTAAAGTAATCCTTTGCAACCCAACCAACAAGACCACCGACAATTCCGAACATAATCGAAAATAGTACAGTGAATGTAATCGAAAAAGCAAGTAATTCCATTTTAGTCTCCTCTATGTTTATTCCTTAAGTCCAAGGAAAATTCAAAATAGATGGTTAATTCTTTCCTAAAGAGCGAAACCATCTTCCCAACCTTGATCATAAATTTTGGTTCTTCTGGCGGTTCCTTCCTCCTTTTTCGACGAAGCATTAACTCAACACCTTTATTTATTTTATCCATAAGAAAGACTAAACTTTTACATGACCTTCATTAATCAAGTAGGCAACCGTGTCAGCACAACCACCAAGCAGTTGATCATTTAAAAGAACCTGTGGAAAGGTAGAGCCCTCTCCAAACTGATTGTAAAATTGTTCTCTGGTAAACTGTTCATCCAGTTTATATACCACATAATTAAGATGTGCAGCTTCTAAGACTTGCACAATCTTATCGCAATATGGGCAGCCATTTTTTGAATAGACGGTGTAGTTTACTGGCATGTGTAGACTCCTCGTAACCTCTAGCAATAACTTTAATTTTAGGATTTTTAGATTCAAATGCTTTTATGAGATAATTACATGCTTCTAGAGGATTGCAATGTTCTCCACATGTGAAGATGTCAATCGCAGCATAATTTTTCTCGGGCCAAGTATGAATCGAAAGATGTGATTCTGACAGTAAACATACTGCCGTAATTCCTTGTGGTGTAAACTCTACAGATATCTCATCCATTAGAGTTGCATTAGACCTTTTAATAGATTCTCTCAAAGAATCCATTATAAAGGTCTTGTTATTTAGTAGTTCTGCATTTGCATCACATGCTTCAAGGATGTAATGCGTACCCAAATACTGTTCCAATTTACATCAGGTCAAAAAGATACTTGATATTTAGCCAAAAGAACTCAGCTCTCCATTGTGGTAGATGTACCAGTCAATACCCTTACCATCAGTATCACCAGTCATTTCAATATCTTCACCGTTGTAGCGAGCACCAGTTACAATGCTGAAACTGTTGGCAATGAATCGAGCTTCGATCACAAGCTTCTTAGGATCAAACTCTTCATCATCAGGGAGTTCAAAAGTTCCTTCATACCCACCCTTCTCAATAGAGTGGTACAACATCCATACACCTTCAGGTGAATCAAGCTCATCGGTGTATTCACAAACTGCAGATTCTTGTTCGTCTTCTTCATGAAGTTTATCTGCAATTTCTGCAACAGTATATCGTGCAAGATCGTCTTCCACTTCTTTCAAGAAGAGAGGATTCTCATCGTCATCAGAACGACAGACGCCAACATACTGATCAGTATAAGCTCCCCAACCAAGGCAGCCATCAGTAATAGTATCCCAGGTAGGAAGTTCAGGATCCTCTTTGCCCCAGGAATGAACGTGTTCAGAAATTACTTCAGCATCAAATTGGATTTCACCATCTTCATCAAAGGTGAAAAACTTTTCGACTTGTTCAGAAGTAAGTTCCACGGCACCAATTTCACCGAGGTAGGAACGCTGCCAAGAACGTTCTCCACCAACCCAAATAGTGTATTCAGTCATGTGTAATAAAAAACCACCTAGGCATTCTAGGTGGTTAATCGTTATTTGTCAAGTGTCTATACCTTGGATTTGTTTTGACTTCCTCCTGTATCAATTCACCAAGTTCATCAGCGCATTTGCACCATGCCTGCCTTGAGATGTGTTTTAGAGGATCATCATTTTGTCTCAACTCAAACCAGATATGCCATAAGGCAGCACATTCATTAGATTTTTTATTCAGGTGAGGTTCTTTGTAAACCATTCAAATAATCCTTTTCTGACTGATAAGGATGAGCCTTGCCAGTTTTCAACTCCCAAGCATAAACCAAATCTGGTATCAACCATTTATCTATTTGATAACAGTATTTCCAATTGACTGGTTTGACACAATTCATTACAACTACTTGAAAGAATGCAACAAAGTAAATCCATAAACTATACATTTTCGTTGTATGTTATTACAAGTTTAGTAGATGATTGCCCACGAGAATCTTTAATGATTACTTTCTCCCATTTTCCATTAAGAAGTTTAGAGAGATTTTCCATCTGGATTTTTGCAAGAATTTCTTTCACTCGGTTTGTCATTTTCATAGTTCTTATAATGTTTTGGTGGTCTGAATAAATTAGGATAAGTGTCTTGGATAATCTCTCTTAATTTATAAGGGGTATTAGAACTAATCATCCGAAATACATTACACTAAGAGTAAATACTAGGAAAATAATAACGGTGAATATCATAAGACCTATGCCTGCCCAGGTAACCCAGTTGGGCATAGGTTCATATGGTCTATTGTTAGACATCAAAGAGCATTACCACGAGGAAGAACTTCCTCTGGGAACACAAAGTTCTCATGTGGTTGGTCTACTGGAGCCATCCAGGCACGGAGTCCTTCGTTGAGCAAGATATTCTTCGTGTAGAAAGTCTCGAACTCAGGATCCTCTGCTGCTCTGATCTCTTGTGATACAAAGTCATAAGCACGCAGATTAAGTGCAAGACCGATGATACCAATAGAAGAAGTCCAGAGACCCATAACTGGTACGAAAAGCATAAAAAAGTGCAACCAACGCTTATTACTAAACGCAATACCAAAGATCTGAGACCAAAATCTATTCGCCGTGACCATGGAATAAGTCTCCTCTTCCTGAGTCGGTTCAAATGCTTTGAAAGTGTTTGATTGATCACTGTCTTCAAAAAGTGTGTTTTCTACTGTAGCACCATGAATGGCGCAAAGCAATGCTCCACCTAGGATACCTGCTACACCCATCATGTGAAATGGATTCAACGTCCAGTTGTGGAACCCTTGGAGGAAGAGAAGGAACCTGAAGATTGCTGCGACCCCGAACGACGGCGCGAAGAACCACGACGACTGTCCCAAAGGGTACATAAGAAACACAGAGACAAATACAGCAATAGGACCTGAAAAAGCAATTGCATTATAAGGACGAATTCCAACGAGACGGGCAATTTCAAACTGTCGAAGCATGAAACCTATAAGGCTAAAGGCTCCGTGGAGCGCCACAAAATTCCAGAGTCCCCCAAGTTGGAACCAACGGATGATGTCCCCCTGAGCTTCAGGACCCCAGAGAAGAAGAAGAGAATGACCCATAGAATCTGCTGGAGTACTAACTGCCGCAGTAAGAAAGTTTGCACCCTCAAGATAGGAGGATACAATCCCATGAGTGTACCAACTCGTAACGAAAGTTGTCCCAGTAAGCCAACCACCAAGAGCAAGATAAGCTGTGGGAAAAAGAAGAAGTCCAGACCAGCCAACAAAAACGAAACGATCTCTCTTAAGCCAGTCATCGAGTACATCGAACCATCCTCTTTGTTTAGTTTGTGTGAAAGTAGATGAAACCATTTATGCCTCCTAAAAATAAAGGGGTCATAAGACCCCTTAGAACGTTATTCAGTTTTTAGATATATCAACCGATGCTAGGAGCAGTGAGAGCAACAGGAGTGTTCTCAACAGCAGCAAGATCGAGAGGGAAGTTATGGGCGTTGCGCTCGTGCATTACCTCCATTCCCAGGTTGGCACGGTTAAGAACATCAGCCCAGGTGTTAAGAACACGACCCTGTGAATCAATCACAGACTGGTTGAAGTTGAAACCGTTGAGGTTGAATGCCATGGTGCTAACACCAAGAGCAGTGAACCAAATGCCGACGACGGGCCAAGCGGCAAGGAAGAAGTGAAGTGAACGAGAGTTGTTGAACGAAGCATATTGGAAGATCAAACGACCAAAGTAACCGTGTGCAGCTACAATGTTGTAGGTTTCTTCTTCTTGTCCAAACTTGTATCCATAGTTCTGGGATTCGGATTCAGTCGTTTCACGAACGAGTGAAGACGTAACCAGACTTCCGTGCATAGCACTAAAGAGGCTGCCACCAAATACCCCAGCCACGCCGAGCATATGGAAAGGATGCATGAGGATATTGTGTTCTGCTTGGAAGACGAGCATGTAGTTGAACGTGCCCGAGATTCCAAGAGGCATTGCATCAGAGAAGGAACCTTGACCGAAAGGATAGACAAGGAAAACTGCAGAAGCAGCGGCAACAGGAGCAGAGTAAGCAACACAGATCCAAGGACGCATCCCCAGACGATAAGAGAGTTCCCATTCACGACCCATATAAGCGTAGATACCGATCAGGAAGTGGAAGACAACCAGTTGGAAAGGGCCACCGTTGTAAAGCCACTCATCTAGGGAAGCAGCTTCCCAGATTGGATAAAAGTGCAGTCCAATTGCGTTGGACGAAGGAATAACAGCACCAGAGATGATGTTGTTTCCGTACATGAGTGAACCAGCAACGGGTTCACGGATACCATCAATGTCTACAGGAGGTGCAGCAATGAAGGCAACGATGAAGCAGATAGTAGCAGCGAGAAGGCAAGGAATCATAAGAACTCCAAACCAACCAACGTAAAGACGATTGTCGGTGGAAGTAACCCAGTCGCAGAACTGTTCCCAAGTATTCGATTGTTTTTGACGTGAAAGTGTAGCAGTCATTGTTTTGAAAAGAGTAGTAAGACCATCAGGGAAATGGTGGAGTTACTATGCTCCCCGCACCCTAAGCGGGGATATGAGAGGCGGATTGGTAACCCTGCCTAGCCTCCGTCAAACGGCAGGTTGTCACAAAAATTAAAGAGCTGTTACATTCCTTAACTTTGTTGATGTATTTATCATAGCACCCCTTCCTGATCCTGTCAACCCCCTCAGCTGATAAATAAAGCATAAGCTTATAATAGGTGTTATGAAAAAAGCATTGATTGCTTTTGGAATGTTACTGTTGGCGGCACCAGCACATGCCGATCTTACTCATAAAATCTCTACAAGTGTCCAACTGACTGTTGATGCTTCTGCTTCTCAGGCAACTCGTCTTGGTTCTACCTACTCGGTAAGTGGTTCTAATGTATCTGCTACTCTTGGCGGTCTTACTGCTCCTGCTTCGGCAACTGATGCGGCAACCATGAATGCTGGCACATACTCCCAAACAACTGACGGGAGTGCCTTTTCCTTCACAGAAACCTTCAACCAAGGAGACGCAATCCCAACAGGAACGACCGTTTCTAGCGGTGTGGCTCCATCCTTACCCGCGTTTGGAAGTGTCACGACCACTGCTGGTGGCGTGGCTGGTTCTCTCGCTGGTAGCATCGATTCTGCTGGCACGATGTCATTGACTGCTGGTGGTGCTGGCACAAGTGCTACTGGACAATTCGTGTCTGAAATCACTATCAGATAATGGGTATAGATAATAATGAAGAAGAAGAATATCATCGGTGCCCTAAGTGTGGGCTTGTTCTATGCGCTTGTCCCGTCAATTTCACGGGCAGTTCCTGTAGTACCAAATTTTACACAGGGCTCGATGACTTCTCATACCGAAACAACAAGTACGGTTACGGAGACTATAAATTCAATAGACTATAACACAGGGTATCAATA